CGCACCCCGTGGCCAAGGTCCAGCCATTCGGGGTTATTGGAGAGATTAAGTTTCAGCATATCAGTAACTCGCAATCTGGTTTTTAAGGACCACCGTGCACATTTGCCCGGCGGCGGCGTTATAGGCGGCCTGCCAGTCAAAGCTGGCCTGAATGCCCTGCGGTCCCTGCACCTCGATGCGGGGGCGGGGCAGATAAACCTCGTGGGCGGTGATGCTCAGGCTGACATTGGCGGAAATACTGTAGGCAAATTCCAGACTGGCCGCCGTGCCGTTCAGCGCCTGATCCATCAGCGTGGTGTCGGCAAAGCGCACATCTATCCGGCCGGTGAGCGCGGCATTGGACGGGTCCGCGCCGTCAATACGCCCGTCGGCGCGGATGGTTTCGATCCGGTCAAGGTTGTTGGCATACTGGATGTCGGCGGTGACGATATTGCCCAGCGCCGTGCCGCCCCGTTTGATCGAGCCGTTGAAATGCCCGAAGCGTTGCAGGGTCCATGTGGTGGGGGTGCCAGCAGCCGTGGTTGTTGCCACGTTTTCGCCCTGGGCGATCAGCTTGGCGGTGGCTGTTAAAAGGCCGGAGCGCTGCATCTGCCACGAGAGCTGATCCAGCACGCAGCCGGTATACATGGCAAAACGCGGCACCTCGGGCATGGCGACCTCGATGGCCATGCTCGGCAGGGTCCAGCCGCCGGATTTGAAGGTGTGGGTTTTGTTGGTGGTGCCGGTGGTAACGGGCGCACCGAACGCCGCCTTGAGCCAGAAGCCGAAAGCTTCGGCGTCGATCGGCACCACCACATCGCCGTCGGCGGTTACCGCATCTTTGATCGGGGCCAGCGGATCGCGACCATAGCCCAGCAATTCGGAGGTCAGCAGGGGTTGCTCCGCCCCCAGTGAGGCACTGGCAAACGGCATCCGGAAATACCCGCTTGCCGGAGCGGTGCCATAGGTTGTCTCGAACGCAGCCGCGAGTTGCGACCGCGCGCCTTGTGCGCGTGCCATATAAAGATTCCTTGTTTTGAATTGGGGTCAGCCGAGGGGATCGGCCGTGCTGTAGGTCAGAATGACCGGAATGATTGCCGCCTTGAGAGCCGCTGCCCCTTCCACCGGCATATCAACCGGCTGCGGGGCCTGCGCCTCCACCCAATCGCAAAGCCCGCCCAGAGTGCGGTCGGAGGCAAGGGCGGTGCCGATGGTCTGCAACAGGGTGTCAAAGGTGTTTGCCCGTGCGGCAGGTGTTTTTCCCTGCACGATCACCTCGATCTCGGCGCGGTGCTCATAATGGTATTGCAATGGTGACAGGGTGACTTCAGGTGTGCCGGGGTCGCCATCGCGCAGGATCAGCAAACCGCCAGCAGGTGGGCGTTCGGGCAGTACCTCTTCGCGCAGCACAGCGGCAGCGGGCACAGTTTGTAGTGCCGCAAGCAGCGCCTGCAGGATGGTTTCTCGGCGTGTGGGCATGGGTTTATCAGTCAGATATAGTTACGGTTATTTCACTTAATTCTGTTATTACACTTGTTATTGCGCGATTCTTGTGCATATAGACAGGTAAGAAAAGGGAGAGACCCGATGGCAAATACCGCTGAAAAACTTGAACACAATAGCCTCATGGACCGACTTCCGACCGCCGAGGAAATCGACAGTGCCGCCCATGCCGCCACCGCCATTGCCGTGGCGATGGAACTGGACGGCGGCCTCAAGGTTTCCGGCGAAAACGGTGATCTGGTCAAGATTGCCCCTGCGGTTGGCGAGCTGATCATCGAGTTGCTCGGCCATGTCAGCAACGGCAATATGGTGACGCTGGTTCCCGTGGGCACCATGCTGACCACCCAGCAAGCGGCTGATATGCTGAACGTTTCGCGCCCTTATCTGACTGGCCTTCTGAAAAAAGGCGAGATCGCCTTCGAGGAAGTCGGAAAGCACCGGCGCGTCCCCCTGAAAGCCCTGATGGAATACAAGGAAAACAAGGCGCGCCGACAGGAAGAAACCCTGCGCGAGCTTTCCCGACTTGGTCAGGAATATGATCGGGCATGAGTTTTGTTGCCAATCCGTTTGTCGTCATTCTTGATGCCAATGTTCTTTACCCGTTCCGGACGCGCGATGTCCTGTTCAGCTTTGCGCAAGCCGGTTTGTTTCGGGCGCGGTTCACCAATGAAATTCTTGACGAATGGACGCGCAACCTGATCCGGAACAAACCGCAGCTGGAGGACAGCGTTCGCCAGCAAGAGGCCGCTATCCGTGCTGCCTTTGATGAATGCCTTGTCACCGGCTACGCGCCCCTCATCCCGGGCCTGACTCTTCCGGATGAAAACGACCGGCATGTTCTGGCGGCTGCCATAAAATGCTCTGCCCAGATTATCGTGACGGAAAACCACAAGGATTTTCCGCCTGACACGCTCGAGGCATATGGCGTCGAAACGCTCGGAGCCGATGACTTTCTGGCCAACACCTATGATCTGTTTCCCAAGAGCGGGGTGCGAGTGCTGAAACAGGTCCGGCGGCGCTATGATAATCCGCCATTCACGCGGTCAGAATTTCTGATGGACCTGATCAAGAACGGCCTGCCCAAACTGGCGGCATTGGCGCGGGCGGATATCGAGTATCTGTAACATACCGCAAAACGCGCTTACCCCTCCACCCATTTCGCCACAATCAGCCTCGGCAGCGCGCCCGCCACCTTTTCCGCATCCCGCGCCAGATCGAGCCGTTTACGCAGCTTCACCTGCGGCACCAACAGGAATATCGGTGCGCTTACCTGCCCGCGCCCGGTTTTTGACCGCGACGCCACCGCTGTCCCGCGCGTATTTATCCGCGCTTTTTCGGCCACCAGCAGGCTTGGGCCGTTGCGGCGATAGATAAACCGCAGCCGCATCCCGCGCCGTCGTTCCCATTCTGCCGGTGTCATGCGCGCGCCGCGCCGCCCCTTTCCGGCGGCCTCGGTCGGGATGGCCAGCCAGAAGCCGGATTTCGAACGGATCAGCGCACCTCGGTCATGGGCATTGAGGATTTCCGGTGCGTTGCTCCAGATGAAGGCGGCGGCATTGATACTGTCGCCGCTGGTCGGATATGTCCGGTTGCGGATGGTGCGCGGCAGGCGGTGGCCCAGACCGGCACGGGTGATTTGGTCGCGCCAGTCCTGTTTCAATTCCGCGCCGGCGGATTTCATGGCGGCGGTGACGGCGCGCTCACCGGCTTTGATCTCCTGCTCCAGCAGGGCCACCAGATCGGGCGAGAAGCTGACGCTCAGCTTCATACGGGGACCAGTTCCACCGTCCAGATCAGGCGTTCGCGATCGCGCACGGGTTCGCCCTCGACAGTGTGGGGCACGCCGTCGATGTCGATTTTGTCACCGGTCGCAAGGGTCGGGGCCTCGCCCACCCGAATGTCGGCAACCACGGTTTCCGACCAGACCCGTGCCGCGCCGAACCCGGTCACGGTATCGGGCGAACGCAGGATCAGGCGCAGGGATTGCGCAGCACCTGCGCCACCCGGAAACCATATTGCCGCTTTACCCATAACGGGATTGGCAAACAACGCCGCCAGTGCAGTATCCGTCGCGCCCATTAAACCGTGCCGTTAAGGCGCACGCGGCCGACAGTTTCGGCGGCGCTGCCACCGACAGCCAAAGCTGCCGCGCCGATCAGCGTGTTGCCGGTGGCGGTGGTTGTGGCCCGCCAGTTGGTGGCGTCCCAATAGACCTTGGCCCCGATTGCCCAGGATTGCGAGGGCGCTTTGGCTAGATCGAAAACACCGCTCAGCTTGATGGTGCCCTCGGACCCGTTGGCAATATCACCGGTGGCCACGCCGAACAGCGCGCCGAGCTGCACCGCGTCGCCCGAGGCGATATCGGCACCGGAAGTAAAGGACAGGCGGTCGCCTGTGGAAACATAGTTTTTCATTGGGGTTCTCCGTCAGAAGTTATGGTGGGGCGCGTTACACACCGGCGTTTTTGAACAGCCCGCGCCAGTCGATGGCCTTGGCGGCAAAATCGTGCCGCGCCTTGATCTCGATGCCGTCAACCTCGAAGCCCGAGCGGGTTTCGGTGTAGACGCCTTCCTGACCGTCGAGATAGGCGTATTCAATGGTGTCAACCCGCGAAGGGTCGGCCGCCAGAAACCACGGATCGTTGCCGGTGGAGGGGATCAGGCGCGGCTCCTCGATCACCTGCAAACGCCCCGCAAATGTGTTGACGTCGGCCGTGGCCGAGGGGGTGGTCTGGGTCATCTGTTTGCGCGCTTCAATGGCCCGCGCCCCGGGCGGCGTGATGATGTAACTCGGCAGGATCGAGATCAGGCGGCCCTCGAGGCCCTTTTGCGAGCCGAACTTGCGGTAAGCCTCGCCCAGCGCGGTTTCGGTTACGCCGGCGGCGGTGCCGAGGTTACCGTGGCTGGCATGAAACAGCGCCTTGTTATCGGCCATGGTCGGGTTTTGCGTGAGGATCGCGTAAACAATATCGCTTTCCAGATCGGCGGCCGCTGCACCAAAGGCCGAGGGAATGCGGGTGAATGCATCGAGATCGTCATTGATCAGCACCTGACGGGTGATCGCCACGATCCGGCCGTAGGTGGCCAGCGCATAGGTTTCCTTGCCTTCGCCGATGGAGCCGTATTTGAATTCACCGCTTTCAAGCACCTTTTCGAGATCCGGCGCACCGGCGATTTGCGTGCGGCTGACCGGTTTGAAATCGGTGATGGTGGCGCGGCGCGCCCAGCTGGCGAAAGTGCGCGGGCTGCTGGCGTAGGCTTGCCGGAGGGTTTTGTTGGCGACATTGGCAAGGATGATCGGGAAATCCGAAGTGGACATGGCACCGGCGGCGCGGGTGCCCAGCGCCTCGCCGGCCAATTCGAGGCGGGACATGCCACGGGTCGAATGGCCGTGGCGCTCCAAGGCGTGGCGGGCCAGCTCGATCAGGGACATGCCGCGAAAGTCGCGCCCGTCAGATGTCAGCTCATGGCTGGCGGGGTTGTGGCGATGCAGCAGGGCACCGGCGACGGCCTCGCGATAGGCGGTGTCGGCGTCACCATTACCACGCGCCGTGGCGGGGGCCGGTTCATGCACGCGGCCTTGCAAAGGGTCGGCATCGGCGATCTTGTCGAGGATTTCGGCGCGGGCCGCATCGAGACTGACACCGCGCCCGATCAGGTCAGCGGCCAGACCGTCAAGGTCGTGGCGGCGGCACAGGGTCATGATTTCGGAGGCGCGCTGACGTTCCTCGCTGCGGATGGCGTCAGGATCGGGCCGTGTGTCGGCTTCGGGCGCAGGGGTTTGCACCGTGGTGCCGGTGGTGCGGGTCTGCACTTCGACCTCTTCATTGCGGACCTCGGTGGCGTCACCGCCCGCTTTTTTGTTCTTGGGCATTTTGTTTCCTTTCGTGATTTCGGTTTCCTGCCGCGTCAGAATGCAGGGGCTGCGGGCTTCGGTTTGACCTTCACCACGCACCTGCGCGCCCGGATCGGCCCCGATGGGAACGGCGGAGATCTCCAGCGGCTCCCAGTCAACGGCGCGCCAAAGCTCGGGCGCACCGTCGCGTTTTTCGATGTCGTAGCGATGCACGCGGTAGCCGACCGAGACATTGCGGATGATGCCGGCAGCGATATCGCGAAACACCGGCTCCACCTCGGCGCGCTCGGAAAATCGGATGGTGGCGGTGCCGAGACCGTTTTCAATGCGGGCCGAACCGGCCTCGACCACGCCGAGCACGGATTCCAGAGATCCCGCACGGTGGGTGTTCAGAAACGGCGCGCCTGTATTGAGCCGTTCCAGTCGCACGGCATCGGGGGCAACCGACAATTCCTCGTCGATCGCATCCTGAAACAACCGGTTGCGGCGCACGGTGGCTCCGCTGGTCCAGACAATCTCGACGGTGCGCGCAGCCTCGTCCACGGTTTCGGCGCGCAGATGTGCCTCCCGGCTCAGGGCCGGAAGCTCTATGGTGGTTTTGGGCATATTTATCTCCTTCAGGGTGGTGCCCTGCCTTCAGCTTTTGCCCTGATCAGGCGGCTGTGTCGGATCAGTGGTCTGGGCAAGGCCCGCCTTGCTGACAAGGCGCGGATCGCTGTCAAACACCAGATCGAGCGCATCGGTCTTGTCGGCAAAGGCGGCCCAGTCGGCAATCAGGGTTTCGGGATCCAGCCCGCGCCGCGCAATCTGTTGTGGCAGGCTGGAAAATCCGGCCCGCACCTCGAGCATGTCGGCCTGCGCATCCTGTAGCGGGTTCACGCTTTCAAAGCGCGGCGGGGTCCATTGGGCCGGAATATGGGCATCCATCGGCAGCAATCCCGCCACCTGCGCCATTTCGATAAACCAGCTCCAGATCGGCTGGCAAAACATCGGAATAATTGTCTGGTGCTGGATCTGTGCCACCATGCGGCGGAATTCATTGAGGCCAACGCGCGAGGAGGCAAAGTTCGTCTGGCTCAAATCACCCGTCATCAGTGCATAGGGCACGCGAAAACCCGCGGCGATGATATGCAGCTGCACGCGGTGCCATTCATAAACACCGGCGGTGCTGGCGGGCTGGTTGAACTTGATATCCTTGCCGCCGCGCGCATAGGCGATCAGCCCCGGCTCGAATTGTTCCACGCGGTTGCCGTCCGCATCCTGCACCGTGGGCGCGATCGACATCTGGTCTTCCTCGGCCCCGAACACAATGCCGACAAGGCAGGCCTCGGTTTTCTTGCGCACCAGTTCGGCGTTTTGCCAGTCATCCACATCGCGAATGGCGCGCATCGCAGGGGTGCCCCAAGGCACGCCGCGGTTCTGCACCCGCTGGCGCTCGAACAGATGCGCAACCATATCGGCGCGCAGGCGCACCGGTGACGTTTGCGCGGTGACAAGGCTGTCGCCCGGGTGGTGGGGATGCATCCAGTAGGCGACGCGCTTGCCGGTTTTGTCGTATTCGATGCCCTGACGGATGCCGGAGCCGTCACGCAGCCGGTTGATGCGGGCCTCGTCGAGATGGTCGGCCTCGCGTAATTCGATACGCAGCGGAACCTCTCCGGTAGCGTTCTTGCGTTGCGGGCGTTTCAAGGCAAACACATCGCCACCCTCGATCATTTCCCGCACGGCAAGGCTCAACAGCCCCTGAAACGTTGTGTGCCCGTGGGCGTCACATGTTGCGGCCCAGCGCTGCCAGAGCTGATCAACGGTTTTGTCCAACCCCGCATCGCCGGTATTGGCACGCGGGATAATGCCCGAACCGACGATATTGTTGACCAGCACCTGCACCGCCTGCGCCGCAATGGCGTTGTTGCGCACCAGATCGCGCATGCGTGCCCGCAACAGGGGACCGGCCACGGCAATCTCGGTATCCGCCGATGTGCCACCCGCGACCCAGCCATCGGTGGCCCGCCCGCGCGTGGCCCCGTCATAACCGCGCCGCATATTGGCAATGGCGACGCGGGCCGCATAACGCCGCGAAGCGGTGCGCGGCGCGATGCTGGAAATGGCGGCATCCAGCAAACCCCAGCGCACGTTTGGTTCGGTTGGTTCCATCAGCGCGCCCTGCGGGAGGTGGCGAACCCGGCCACCGGCAGGGGCTTGCCACCGGCCTTGGCAATTTCCCCCTCGATCACGGAAATCCGCCGCAGCATGTCCTCGGCGCTGCCGTATTCGACAGACTTGCCGTCATAGGTCAGGCGCAACACACCTGCGGCAAAGGCCGCCTTCAGCGCATCAAGCTCGGTTTGCGTATATGCCATGTCTCAGAACCACTTTCCTCTGCGCGTTCCCATCCAGTCGGACGGGCGGCGCTTTACCTGTTGTTGTGGCGGCCGGTTCGGCACGCCTGCTGGCGCTGCCTCGATTTTCCCCGGCCGCAATTGTTCTTCCAGCTGTTCCCAGCGGCGATGATCCCAGCGATCAATCCCCATCAGCCACGCAGCCGCGCGGGCATAGACCCGACAATCCAGCGCCTCGTTGCGCTCGCGCATCTGCTGCCATTCGAGCTTTTGAAACCCCTGACGGGTTTTGGTCACCATCAGATGTTCGGCGGTCAGCTGGCGGAACCACTCGGCGGGCGTGCCCTTGGGGATGTGGACATATCCGGCGGGCCATTCGTCCCCATCGGCCAGTTCGTCATCCGTGGGAGGGTTCAGCCGCAGCAGGCGGTAAAGCTCGGATTTGAACACCGCGCCCGCTACTTTCCAAAGCTGCACGCCGCGTTTCAATTTACGCCCGCCCTCGGTGGTTTCAACGTAAGTCGGCCCGTCCACCGGCGTGGAGCGGTCAAACCCGCCCACGCCCTTGATGGCAATCACCTGACCACGTCCCGCCGCGCGCACCCAGGCATAAACCATGGCGGTGGTGACCCCGTCGCCGGTGTCGATTGCCATCCGCGCCAGTGCCATGCGTGCACCATCCACATGCGGCCATGTGGTGGCGAGGAATTCCGACAATTGCGCCCAGACGTCCGGACTGGCGGTATCCCCGTCAATCACCACATGCTCGATCAGCCAGGATTGCAGGTTCCGGCCCCAGCCCCAGATATCGATCTCGATCCGGTCGCGCTGCACATCCGCACCGGCCGTCAGCACCAGCACGCCCGAAGGCACATGGCCGAGCTGATAATCCTCGCGCCGCTCGTAAAGCCGCTGCCAGTCGGGGGCTTCGCCGCGCTCCTGCCATGTCTCGCCCAGCACGGTGTTTTTGAGGGTTTTCAGGGCGGCGTCATTGCCTACCGCTTCCTCCCAACTGCGGGCAATTTCCGCCCAGCCCAGCCAGCCCAGCGGCGAATACAGCCCGTTGATGTGATAACCGACAACACCGGCAGCCTCGGCCACCGCACGGGTCGCGTCGTCTGCCGTTGCCATCCAGCAAGCCCCGTTGGCCTCGTCCATCATTTGCGTTTTGAACCGCTCCTCGATCGGCTCCTCGCAATGTTCGCAGATATAGCGCGCGGTTTCGGGGCGGCCTTTCGCCCAGCGCAAACGCTCGAACTGCAACCACTGCATGCCGCCGCAATGGGGACAGGGCACAAAATACCGTCGCTGGTCGGACAATTCATACTCCCGCTCGATCCGGCTCACGCCCTTGATGGTCGGCGTCGAGGTCAGAAACACCTTGGCGCGATGCCCGAAACTGATGGTGCGGGCCTCCGCCAGCGCAATCGGATCGCCTTCACCGTCAATGTCGCCGGGATAAGCATCGACCTCGTCCAGAAATATCCAGCGCGCCGGCATCGAGCGCAGGCCCACCGCCGAATTCGCGCCAGTCAAAATCAGCTGCCCGCCGGGGAATTGCTTCGCCAGAATGGTATTGCCGGAATCCCGCGAGCGCGACGGCATGATCAGCGCGCGCAGCTCGGGGCTTTCCTCGACCAGCGGGTTGATCCGCTGCTGGCTTAACCGCTTGGCCAGATCGACCGTCGGCTGCACCGCCAGAAACGGACCCGGTGCGCGGTGGATGCAATAGCCGATCCAGTTGTTACCCGCCTCGGTCGCGCCCACCTGGGCGGACTTCATGAACACAACGCGCCGCGCGGAATGGCTTGGCGACAGCGCGTCCATGATTTCGCGCATGAACGGCGTGCGGGCGGTGCGGTAGGGGCCAGCCTCCGAGGCCGAGCGCGACGACAATATCCGGTGCCTGTCCGACCACTCTGAAACCGTCAGCAGCGGGTCCGGTGCAAGCCCCGCTTTCCATGCACGCAGGATTCCATCCGAGCCGTCAAATTCACCTGAGTGCAATCTCTATCTCCGCCATATCGGCGAGGTGGGCGCGCAGGTATTTATCCAGCACCTGTTCGGTCAAATGCGTATCCACGCCCAGTTCGGCCGCCATATTGGCCGCAACGCGCGACGGCCAGTTCAGCCAGGCATCGCGCTCGCGCCGCGCCAGATCGAACACCATTGCGGTGGCGCTGCTGCGATCGACCAGCTCGTCCTTCATCTTTTGCAGCCGCAGCTTCGCGGTTTGCGCTTTCAGCACCTCGTTGGCCATGCGGGCGCGCATAAAAGACATTTCTCCGCCGGTCTCCGACAGGGAGCCGGCGTCGCGCAGGGTTTCATCCACGGCGCGCAGGGCCGATTTGGGCACCGGCTTGGTGCTTGACCGCGCAGATTGGCCCCGCTGCATGGCGGGATCGGTTTGCGTTGCCCACTGCCGATCGGCCTTCTCCGGATCAATGGTGCCGTCCGCATCGACGGTAATGCGACCCGCTGCTATGGCCTTGCGCACCGCCTTTTCACTGACCCCGCGGCGGGTGGCGTATTTCCTGCGTGAAAGGCCCATTTCCGGCATGTTTCCCTTGTTGGATTACAATCATGTGGCCGCCCATAAAGCACTGAAATTACGTCGATTATCGTTGATTAGACAGGCGATAAGAGCGAATTTGATGACAACGAAAAGGAGCCAGACCATGACAAGCAAAACCACCCAAACCGCCCCCGCCGACCTGCTGGCCGGCATTGCCCAAAAACACCTCTTCATCGAGACGCTGGAGGAGCGCAAAAGCGACAGCCTCGACTTTCACGAGGTTTCGGTCTGGGGCGTTCAGGCCGCCTTGGAAGCCGCCTACGCCGCAGGCATCGCCGCCGCACGGGAGGCAAAATAATGACCCGCAGCAATGACAAGGCATTGGCCGCCTTCATGACCCGCAAGGCCGAGATCGACACCATGCTCGCCCGACTGCAGGCCCTGAGCCTTGATCATTTCGAAGCCAACCCCGACGAGATTCACTGGGGACATGTGGGCGATCTGGCCGATATTTCAAAGAACCTGCGCGAGATTTGTGACCGCGCCTTTCAGGAAGGAGAATATTCAGCATGACCAAGCTCACCGAAACCCAAACTCTCATTCTTTCCCGCGCCTCCCGACAGGACGACCGAATTGCCCTGCCGCTGCCCGACCGTCTGCGTGGCGGGGCCGCCAACAAGGTGATCGTACCGCTGATCAAACGCGGGCTGCTGGACGAGGTCGAGGCCGACATCCGAAAAGGCGAACCCACATGGCGCAAAACCGGCGATGGCCACGGCATCACGCTGGTCATCACCGGCGCGGGGCTTGAGGCTATCGGCGTCGAGCCGGTTGTATCGGAAACGGAACCGACCACACCGAAACCCCGCGCGGGCACCAAACAGGCCATGCTGATCGAGATGCTTGAAGCCCCCGACGGGGCATCAATTTCTGAAATTGCCAAGGCCACGAAATGGTTGCCGCATACTATTCGCGGGGCCATTTCGGGCGCGTTGAAAAAGCGGTTGGGGCTGACCATCACCTCCGAGAAAATCGAAGGGCGCGGGCGAACCTACAAAATCGCCACCTGATCATTTCCAACCATTGTTATCGCCGTCCGGTTCGGGCGGCGGTATTCGTTTGCCAATTTGGCGTTTGACCGACACAAGGCGCGAAATGGCGCGATTGTTTCATAGTACGGCCTCGTCAGCCGTCGTTATCAAACCGAGCCGCAAGAATTCTGAACGCATGCGCTGCAACCAAGGGAACCACGCCGTTGCCGCAAAGTCGAAGCCGGATCCCTTTTGCTCCTTGCAAATCGACATTGCCAGTGATGCACTTGAACTGTCCGGTTTGAACTTGACTCACAGACCGGATGGGGCAAGTTGTTCGGTGACATGAAATACGCCTGTATTGGTAAATTCAAGCTCAGTATTGAAAACCTTTAATAGAAAGAGAAATGATTTGACAAATGAACCATTGAGCGCGGCCGAGGAGTTAAGACTGGAGGAAATTTTAGGAAATAGTCCATTGAGTGCGACTGAGCATCTCAAAATAATGATATTTTTGCCTCTTCTCGTTCCGTCAGTTTTTCCCGCGATGCTTGGTATTATCCCTGTACTATTTTTGGCGTTTGGCTATTATATGATGAAGAAAAATAATGATTTTTCTAGCGTCGAAACATCCGTAAAAGCTGCAACAATTTATTACAAAATTTTGATTGTGCTATCGTTTCTTGTATTAGTCGCAGGTCTCTTTTCATACCTAAATAATGAATCTGAAAGCTTTGATTTGGGTGACTATGATGGCCCTGTTTTTAATCAAGGTTATGATGGCTCTGGTTTTGATATAAACGATGCAAACGCACTGGCTGCAGCAGTTCATGAAGGCAACAATGCTGCAGAAACTGGGTTTGCCCGTGATGTTCGTCTCCTCCCTATTCAGGTTTTCCGTAATAAATATGGGGAAGCAGTCGTTGCAGCTAAACGTTTGTATACGCAAGCCCGTGATGAACAATTCCGCACCTCTCAACGTGAACGGAATAGGAATAACGACTATTTTTCAGTATTTCTTATCGCCAGCCTGATCGCTGCAATTGCTTTTGCCTATATTCTTGCTCTCAAACACCTATATTTCATTCCATTGCAAAACCACAGTGAATGGGTGGTGGCTAATGGGACATTTTCAAACAAGCCCAAAAAGCCGGCACCAGACAATTTAAAACCTAGTGTAGAGGTAATCCCCCCTAAAATTAGTGGTGTTCACAAGTAGAATTTTCTCGGCATAATAATCTGAGGAGATTTTGATGAAGAAGGCACGATACAGCGACACACAGATCATGGGTATTTTGAAGCAGGCCG